GGTAATATAGCAGGAGCAGGCACTTCCTGCACAGCACCAAATTTTGGAACAGTGGTAGGCAAAGCACTTGAATCTTATGACTCCGAAACGGTTGGCACTATTGAAGTGATTGCGGGAAGATTATAAATGGCATATATTGGAAATAGAGTAGCAACTTCTGGGACATCAATCAAAGCTGATAAAAGTGCCCCTGCCAATTCATTAAGAGTTAAAAGCAACGGTAACATTGGTGTTGGGGTTGCTGAGCCAAGCTCAAAACTGCATGTAGCTGGTACTGTAACTGCTACGGCATTTGCAGGTGACGGCAGTGCATTAACAGGCATTGAATCCTTACCTGCCGCTATTGATGTTAACGGATCAGCACCAGACGATTCATTGGCAATTGACAGTGCTGGTAAAGTCGGTATCGGTACTACTAGTCCAACTACTAATTTAGTAACCGTTGGTACATCAATGGCTACTAGTCAAGCCTTTGTTGGAAGTGTTGCTGATACTAGTTATTCTGGTGGAATAATTAATCTTAGTAATTCAAGTAGATCTATAGGTATAACGTCTGATCCAACTAATGCAGGTGCTGGTTCAATACTTAATTTTAGTGTTGACGGTACAGAACGTATGCGTATCGACAGTGCTGGCAAAGTCGGTATTGGGGCGACTAGTCCTACCACAAGTTTGGAAATAAATGCCGCAAATACATTAGGGTCTACATTTACAGGAACAACTGCTGGTGAGGGCGTTGAAGTTTCGCAAACTAGTTATACTGCTGATAATTACGTTTCTTTAATTGAAGGAAAATATCTAGCAAGTCAAGCCGCTCCGCATGTAAGAATTGGAGCACAGTACACAGGTGGTGGTTCTAAACTGATTTTTGGTACTAGCAACAGTTATGGTAGTGGTATAACTAATTCCGCAATGACAATTGACCCTAGTGGTGATATCACAACCAGCGGTAAAATTACTCCAGGCACATATAGGCCAGGCGAAATTATTGAAACAATTGCTTGTATGTGTGATGGTTCAACTGTATCAGTTCTATCTGGGTCATATACTATTACAAATGTTACTGCCGGACAGGCATCAACAGCCTCACATGTAGTAATGACAGGTAGTTCTGTAGCGTATACCCCACCAGCAGGAACAAAAAGAGTCATATATAGATACAATTTCAAGTGGGATTGTACCGGCTATTCTGGCATTTCACATTTTAAAGTTCAAATAGATGGAACAGATGTTATCCCGTCATCTAGAAACTATTCATCCAACTATGCATCATCAAACTGGCATCATGCGAACTTAGAACTTGGTGTAGAGTGGGTTTTTGATTGCGCCGCCGCAAGCGATGACGCCGCAAACGGAAAGTTTACCAGTTGGACAAGTGCAAAAACAATTAGAGGATTGCATCGGCATTATGGTGGCGGTTATTCTCACACGCTTCATCAAAATGTCTGGTGGGATGGTACTGGTGCTTCGGGCACTCGCCAAGCTCCAATTAAACCAATGTTACTGATACAGGCAATAGCATAATGGCAAAACTTATAGAAAACATGACAGACGCAGAAAAAGAAGTAGATAAAAATCGTGCGTTTTCGTATCCATCTATCACAGAACAGTTAGATCTGTTGTGGCATGCTATTGATGCAGACGAAGATCTAAAAGTAAAGTTTGCAGACTTTTATAATGCGATTAAGACAGTGAAAGATAACAATCCAAAATAAATATACTAGCTAACAATAACAACTACACGGAGCTAACAAATGCAAAATTTTTACCACCGTCTGCGAACCACATACACCGGCGAAGAAATTAACGCCACAGCCACATACGAAAACGGCTCCTGGACATACGAAACAGAGACAATTGAACCATCAATACTAGATAACAACAGAACTGGACAACAAGCTGTGGTGCTTGGCAACGGCCTGAGTCGCGGTGATTTTGATATTAACTATATCTTCAAGCAACCAAAATTACAAACATATGGTTGCAATGCCATACACCGAGATGCACACTATGACGTAGACTTTTTAGTAATCAACAACGATAAGATTGCACAAGAACTAGTCGAAACTGGTGGAGCAACGAGAAAAATTGTTTACGCAAACTCGGATCAAATCTTTGATCACCCAGGGGTATTTTATATGATGCCACAGGATCCGCAGTGGAATGCAGGTGCCATGGCGGCTTACATGGCTGCATTTGATGGACACAGCAAAATCTATCTAGTAGGATTTGACGGACAAGACACACACGGTAACAATAATAATGTCTACACTGGAACTAATGCATACCAAATTGAAGATACAGTGGTTACTGATGATTTCTATGGTCTTGCACTTAAAACACTAATGCAAGCGTACCCGTTAGTAGAGTTTATTCATGTAAACAAAACTGGTAAAGGCAATATACCTGGTGCTTGGAAAGAGTGCTCTAACTTCCGAAGGATCAGTTTTCATCAATTGGTAACAGAGTGTGATCTGTAAAGATTGCCTCCATTATCTTTAATTTTTCCAGTATTACCTTAAAACTAAAAGTACGCCAAACACCCGGGTGCAGAGGCTTCGGGTGATCGGCTATGCTGGTCCATGCATATCCTCTATGTTCGTCGTTCAGTATTGGCACAAACTCTTCTTCTACTGGTATTAAGTATGTGTGATATTCGAAATTATTGGATTCGTTTGTAAACTTTTCCATTGGGATTATTTTGTTATAAGATACTACCGTACCAATTTCTTCTACTAGTTCTCTCTCAAGTGCTTGTAATGGCGATTCCCCATCTTCAACACGGCCACCAACTAAACCCCATGTGCCTGCATGTCGCTTGCGGTTGCGCAACAAAAATAAGTATCTGTGTGTTGATTTGCTGTAAACTAATGCACCACAGCCTATATAGCCAGACTCCACTCACCACCTCGATATAAACCTTCAACGCTTTTGACCCATTCTAACCCGGTCCAGCGATATTGAACACCAGTATTTGTATTGGTTACATATTCTGTATCTGTAATTTCACCGCTATCGAACACAACGATCCATCTTGATCCGTTATATTCTATTATGTCGTTCCCACTAGCAACTATATCACCCCAGACACTGTAGTTTTCGTTATCTTCAGCACCAATGTGATCTGTAAGCAAGTAGCGTGTTCCTGTAGTAGGGCTTGTTAAACTACTGTCTACAGTAATGTTGATTGGATTTATAATTTTAGCTACTGCCTCTAGTGTGTTGAGAGGCATTGTATCTTCGGTTGGGGTAAACAATAGTATAGTTGGATCTGTTGGGTGATACGCAATTTGCCCTATCAGTTCGTTACCAGTTGCTAACTCTAATCTTATCTCTGTGGTACCTGTAACCAGTGTGCCATATACCCCAATCAGTGCTTCCCAAGTTTCTTTTGTTGGAGCAACTTTGGTTATAACACCAGCCTCGCTAACAACTTCTTCTGGCTTAACCAACTTCATTTGATTTCCAGTATAGTAAATGCCATACTCTAACGGTGTGACTTTTACACGGGCAACAAGATTGCTTAATACAGTATCCTCATTGAATTCACCCTGCTCGTCATAAACACTACCAATAAACTTTTGTATCACACCAAGACGCTTAACCTTAGCAGGACTTGCGATCCAAATTGGCATTTCAAAAGTAAGACTAGCAATGTCTATACTTTCATCTGCTCCCATCGGCACAGTCCTTGAACTCCATGACATATCAGTTAATTGTACAAAAGTTAAACTAGCCCAATCAACATAATTATCTGTTGACTGAATTTCAAAACTTGGATTGAATAACGTAGCAATTTGCTCTACTATTTGCATTTTTTGTTCAGTGTTGCTCGACCAAATATCCAAGATAATTGTTAACTTATAAGGAACAGGCATTAGTCTTTCAACAGTATAACTATCTCCCTGTTGATCAGTATATGTTCCAGTCTCGGGATCGTACTGACGTTGGCGTAAGTTAATCTTTCCTACATGTGTAGGATCCTGCATGCGGGACTGATCATATTGCAGTGCTGAAATATATGCACTCATAGCAGGCACGCCATTCAGTGCATTCTCACTATTATTGCGTAGGATAGTAGCGGCTTGCCTACTTGGATCACCGTAGTATATAGGAACAGTTTGTAGAGTTTTTACGCCGTCTGCATTTTTACCAAATTCAACTTGGAATCCGCTGAGTATTCGCATAAATTGAACTAGGAATCTGCGTATTTGTCCATCGTAAAAAAATTGTTGAGCCATTAATTATCTGCCTTAGCCTTTAATGCATCACTAAGACTTTGTCTTACTGTTACATTGCCTGAATTGTTTGTGTATGTTTCTGTGTTGTTTACAAAGCCACTACGTTGTGTGGTGTTCTCTGATCCTGGTGTAAGTGTTGTTCTTACGTTATCTTCAATTTTCACCCAACGTCTCCCGTCATATCTAAACAGCCTGTTTGGCAAGTAGTCTGATCTAAGTGCATAGTCACCTACTGATGGCCCATTCGGGAAAGCAATGCCAACTGTTACTGGCATACCATTTGGTCCTAGCCCTGTCCCTGTTAAATATCCTTCTGGTACTGCTTGTGGACTCAAGATAGCATAGTCTGTGCTTACACTATCGCTATCAGCAGTAACATTACCGTCAGCAGTTACACCAACTGGGTCACCTGGATACTTGCCGTCTGGCGTTGTTGACTTAATGTAAAGATGACTAATATCGTAGCCACTTAGTGGAACTTCTTTTTCTGCTTCTTTGATAATAGCATTGTTTATATTCTGATAAGTTTCAATAGTACTCTGTACACTGCCGAGACTAACATTGCCATTGGTTGGATCCCAATCAGGTGCGTCAACTTTAATATTATCAAGTATGTCTTTGTATTCTTGACTGTCTGTCAGCGGATTAAGTTTCACACGCCATAAGTGAGGCCACCAAGTTTGACTAAACCCGTCAGCGGCATTTTGACAATCACTTACTACATAGAATCTTTTAAGTGCAACAGGCAGTGTGTCATCCAGTGGATAATAATCTAATAGATGTTGTAGCTCTAGCACATCACCGTTCATCATTTTACGACCTAGTGATTGTACCATGTCGTTAATGTGGAACGTCATAAACAGTGTGCCTGTTTGTAAGAACATGCCAAATTGGCTCAGATCAAACGTAGTATCCTGTACTGTGTAAATTCCACGCATTGGATAAATGTCAGTGTCGTACTTGCGGTCTCTGTTCTCTAAGAAGAACAAGTCCTGAATATTTTTTTCACTTTGAGTTGTATAACTCGGCTCGCTCGGGTTGTCGTAAAATTTAATAGTACTGCCACTAAGCAGTGCTATAGTTGTGCTGTTGTTTAGTGTAACAGTTGTTGCATTTTTAGCGATAACTTTGGTATCTGCAGGAATGCCTGTCCCGGACACATAATAATTTAATTCGATATTTGATGTACTAGCAAAAGAAAGAACAACACCTGCAGAACCTTGTGTCGCATTAGTTACTTTTACTGTGTTCTGTTCCTGAGTACCAAGGTATTTGTGTACGTTTACCCCAGTGCCACCGACAGTGAATTCTTCGCCGATAACACGATCCATAAACTTGTAATCGTTTGAGTGTCTTCCGTCTTTCCAGAGTGATAACCGTGGCACAATAAAATCCTATAATATCTAGTATTTAGCGGTATTTAGAACCTGGTGTAAGTTGTTGATTCTAATAGGTGCTTGACATATATACTCAATGAGCGTATAATAGTACTTTGTTAGATAATTAAGGAGCGTATAATATGGCAATTAAGACTAAAGCGAAAGCTAAAATGCAAAAACTAGCAGACGAAAAAGGTACTGGGCCCGAGCCAGTGTGGGATACTGAACGTGCATTAAAAATGGACGACGCTGAATTTGACCACCACATGCGAAAAAGTTTTAATTACTACAACTATCATTATTCGCCAAAGGATCTTAAAAAGTATTTGGTATCATGGATGCAGGACAGTGGTTACAAAAAAGAAGATGTAAGCAACTTTGTACGAAGTTCAGACCGTAGCTTACCATTAACAGCATGCAGTTTGGTTAAGGCACACAAACAAGGCATGCCTCTGAAAGAGCCACATGTTAAGTATCTTAGGGAAACTATCGAGC